TATACATCGCGTGCAAAATGGGCGCAGTTATAACTATTCTTGTCATAAGTCTTATAATAAAGCTCGTCACGCATTATAAGAACCCACGTAACATCGGAAAACGAGCAAAAGTATATGTTTCACCTGTCTTATTTATATTTAAACTAGGTGCTTTTGCTTCAAAGACTGCGCCTTGCTCATTAAATGTAAAGCTCTCTACTTCAAGTGTCACAACATATAGTGGTGCTGTTAGTACGTCTGACCTATATGTTCGATAAATTAATACTGGTTTCTCATTAAATCCATCAGCCGTTGCTACTGCATCTAACTCAGCAGGTAATATCTCACCTAAGTCACCTAATGTTATTGTAAATGACTGGTCAAGGTTTTCTCTAGTTTCACCTGCATCAATAGCTAGTGGGTAATATGTAAAGGTAACACTTGTACCGCTTTCGGTTGTAGCTGTAATCCCATTTGTTGCATTTCTTACAACTCTATATGTCTGTGTAAAGTCACTATGCGATAGTTCTATCGTTTCTAGCTGTACTATATTGCTATCACTATTTAAGTAAAATTCGGTATAATCAGACATTTAGGTAACTCGGAAAGTCGGTGTTTATTATTATATCTATATCATTTTCATCTGGTGGGAACAAGGTTGCATAATTTTCACCGTACTCTGGGTATAAGACTAATGCAATCAAATCGGCATCTGTATCTCTTGCTTTAGCATTTAATTCTAATTGTGCTTGTACGTTAAAGAAGCCATCTGCATATCTTGATGTAGATAAGCTATCTGGTATTATGCGTGCGTCGTATTCTTCTAGTGTGCCATAGTTAATAGCTAGGTCTATTTTAAAGCTTGTTGTTCCTGCAGCTGTAGTTAATTTATAGAACTCTCTAAAGTCTGCATATTCTGTTGTATTTAATATCCAGCTGACATTTGCTATAGTACCCGCATCAATAATATCTTTTCTGTATCTGCTTGTGCCACCTTCCAAGGGTATGGCTATAGTTTCTTGTCGTGTATCTATGCTGTAAGAGGCTTGGTTAGGTATATAATTGAGCTTGTATGGCGTGCTAGGCGTTCCTGATGCCGTTAATGGCTTTGCTTTCAACTCTAAATTGGCTCGCACTTCATAGTCTGTGCCACTTCTAGCACCTGTACTAATGCTATTGTCAATAAAGTATGCTGTATATTGTTCTAGTGCAGTTCCATCTATTGCTAAGTCAATTTCAAAAGGTAATGAGCCACTTTTACTATATGTTGCATAAAATGCCTTAAAGTAATTATAACCACCTACATCAAGTGTCCAGCTTACAGATACAACTGCTGATGGGTTCTTTACTGTTTGCCTGTACTTACCAAGTCCACCCTGTAAGACTGCACCAATAGTTTCTGCTCGTTCGCTAAAGCTATAACTTGCACTGCTTGGTGTGATAGCAAATTTAGTCATTTTAGCGCCTTCGCTGTGTGCTTGTATTGTTTGCTAATGTTTTACTCACTCTGCCATTAGGGTTTGCTATATCTGATGCTATAACTCTAGGTGCTTCACGCTGTACTGTTTGTGTTGCTACTTCTCTAGCAATGATACGTACATCTGTTTCGCTTATCTTTTGCACGCTTATATTGCTACTACCATAATTCTCAACAGTAACATTTAACTGCCCACCACCCATCATATGGTTTGGTGTAATACGACCACGCTGACCACCAGCCATAGTTAACAGTTCTGGACCGCGCTCACCAACAATATATTGTCTGTCAGGAAATACTTGCCCACCAATAGCTTTACCAACAGCGCCCTGTGTTGCAAATGAGTTTATTGCCATTACAGATGGTGCTGTTGCCGCCATAGCCGCCGCTAGTGCCGCTGGTGCAATCGAAGGTCCGACTATTGGAATTGCCGCTGTAGCCGCATATGCCGCCAAACCTGCTTGTTGTTGTGTTGCCGCCGCATTAGCCATCATAGCCGCCGCGCCACTCATTGCCGCTGTTTTAGATAATGCTTTGCTAACTAAAAACTGTGTAAGTTGTTCAGCCGCCATTGCTCCTAATGCCGCTATTTGTGAGCGTGCCATATCCTTAAATATATCACTAACAACACTTTTTAATCCTTGCCCATCCATAATTATCTTTTCAAACGCACTACCAAAACCACTTTCAAAGCTTTCTATACCTGCTTTTGTTACATCATTAAAAGTTGTCATTGTAGTTTGAGCTTGCATTAACCACGTCGCCCAATATAACTCATTCTCAGAAAGTGCTGCGATAGTCTGGTCACGTTGCATTTGTAATAGTTCTTCATTCATACGTGCTTCTGATTCTAATATTAATGCTTTACGTTGCTCTTGTGATAATACCGTATTCTCATTTATTATTATACGTCGTCTTTCATGGCTCTTAATTATCAACTGTTCTTCATTTAATAGTCTATCTAACAATCTATCAGCGTCATCTTGCTGTTTGTTAAATTCATCTATTGCTTTGTTTTGGCTAGTTAATAATGCTTTATATGCACTATCATACGCACGCATTTCATCTTCGAATGCTTTTGCTCTTTCTTGTGCAGCTTTCTTTGTTGCGTCAGTTCTTGCTTTTTCATCTTTAATGGCTTGCCTTAACCTTAATATTTCTTGTATTTCAGCTTCTTCTGTTATTCCTTTTAACTTTAATAATTCTCTTTCTTGGTTTGTTGCTACTAAAAATTGTTCATTTAATGATTGTATTAACTTTTGACCAATGCTTAATGACTGCTTATCTAAATCAATCGTGTTATTTTTAAATGCATTAAATTCTTCTAGTGCTAATGATTGGTCACGTATGCTTTTAGCAACACGTTGTAATGCCGTATTGGCTTTATTACCTTGTTTAGCTAATATATTATCAAATAATTCTGTAGCGGCTCTACCAGCACCTTCTTCACCAGATTTAAGTTTATCATATGCACTTGACAATGCTATAACATCATCTCTGCTTATTTTAAATTTCTTACTAACTTTAGCTAAATCATCTTCATACGCACGACTTGCTTGACCTGATTCTGCATAAACTTTATTAAGTCCTTCAAAATCACTGCTAAATACTGCTTGACTAACAGCAAACTTTTTAAAGTCTTTAGTTAAGTTTTTAAGTGCACTACGATATCCTTTAAATGCATCAATATTTGCAATAGTTAAGGTGAGGTCTGCAACTTCACCAAATTGTTGTTTTAATGTATCTAAACTGCCAGCTAGTTCAACAACGCCTTGCTCATTTATTTTAAATACTTCAGTTAATTCTTCTGATAATTTATTAAGCTTTTTTAAACTTAAATTAGCATCAAGTAACATAGGTATCATAACAGAACCTATTGCCGCAGATATACCAACGATTGCACCTAATAATGGTGTGCCTAACACAAAACCTAAGTCAGCCGCTTGCACACCAACAGCACGCATTGGGTTTTGCCCCATAGCAATTTGACCTGCCATTTGCTCAAACTGTATACCAGCCATAGCCGCTTTACGACCAAATTGTGCACTAGCTTTACCTGCGCCATTTATTCCTTTGACTTTGCCAATTTGGCCATCAACAGTTTGTGTAACTTTTCCTAATGCTTTTAATTGCTTTTTAGCATTTTCTATATTTTTTGTATCAACTTCAAATACTAATGTTGCGATTTCGGTGGCCATCTTTGTAACTCCTCACCCATATAACGGGTTAACTTCATAATAGCTTCGACTTCCCAAGGGCTTAATGAAATGCCTGTCATTGTTACGTATGAAGCAAGTTCAGTATAGCTTGCTTGTGTTAATTCGCAAAACAGTATCCATATTGCTTGTGCTTCTGACCTTAACTTTGGTGCGTTAGTTAATTCTTTAGGCGTTTTGCCTGTGCTTTTTTCTACTTGTTTTAATGTTTCGTAGCGACTAATTTCTGAACCTTTTGGCCTTTGTTGCATATAGTTTGACCATCTGCCAAAGCTTACAAAGTCATCAATTAGTCTTGCGTAAAATTTTCGTTATTACTTACAAAGCTTAATAGTTGCTTTACTACATCAGGTGCTTGTTCATATAATTGTTTAGCTTTTTTAGCTGTAAACTTAACTTCTTTACCATTATCAACTAAACCACGCCAGCCTAATGTAACATCAACTAATGCATCAATATCCATAGCATCAAAGTCAATATCCATATCATCATATGTTTGTCCTTCTTCCATATTAGCGCGTGCATTAATTATTGCACTTGTTTGCTTTTTTTTAGCTTTACGCCATATTTTAGAGTCGGAACCGCATATTTTTATATAAAAGTCTGTTGGCTTATTTGTAATGGGGTCAAGTATATTACACTCAGCCCCATTCTCATGCCTATCAACTGTTGCTAATTTATTAAATTCCATTAAGCATCAGCCCTTGTAATTTTAATTTGTGATGCATCACTTGTATTATATAATGCTACAAATTCCATACTAATTGTTATAGCACCTTCACCCGATACATCTGGCTGACCACTATTATACTTAACACGCGGTAAGTCAATAGTATAAGAATTGCCATCAAGGTCTGTTAACACTAGCTGTATTGTGCTTTCGGTTTCATTTAAGAACTTCTCATATAATGTTTTATCCTCGAAGTATGTTGTAAGCGTACCAGTTAGTCGTGATTTACCAATTGATGGTCGTTGTGTAGTTTGGCTACCAACTGCAAATAATGGCTCTATGCCATTTTCTAAGCTCATTTCAATAGAAGTAACTGTTGCGATTGCTGAACCACCTTCTTGTATTGAACCTGTAAAACTATCGAATGGCTTGTTAGTGCTATCAGCCGCATAAGATGAACCTGTTATTGCTGATGTGCCAATAGATAAATTCTGACCAATTACACCAAAGCTCGCTTCAACCATTGCATTAGGTGCTACAGTTAAGCTTAATGTGTTAAACTCACAACCTGTATTTCTATGCCACTCTGGTGCAGTTAAATCTGCAAACTTACGCTCGATAGTAAATGAACGTCGTGTTGTACCTGCTTTTAATACATTAGTATTCCAAGTTCCACACAAGACGGCTTCTAATATATCATCAAAAGCTTCATATTCTAGCTCTGCTGTTACATCACCACTGATTGACTTGTTACCATGTCTAAAGTCCTCAACTTGTCTATCACCACGTAGTTTCTCACTTTCTACGCCATCTTTAGTAATACCAAGTGTGGTACCAGTATTGCCAAAAGGTTTAAATGAAGGTGTTGATGGTGTTGTGCCATATGTCGTTTCCGCAATATAGGCAATGCTATGTTGTGCTCCGTTTGCTATAGTCATACTCTTGCTCCTGTGTATGTGTTTATATTTACGGAAACAGGAACGAAAAACCATGCCCCGTCGTTTATTGCAGGGCCGATACTAACCGACCTTATGCGCAATTTCAAATTATTATAAGTTAGCACTGTTCCACGTTTAAAATGGTCTGCTACATTATCTGTTAATGTTGACCTACCAGCACCACGCGGACTTACTATATCTATTTGATATATTGCCTGTGTTTCATCTTTACCATTAGCACCTAAACTAACTTGTAATGTATCTGATGGTAAAAAGTTAGCACGCAAATATGTTGAATTACCAGCTGGTTCATATGTTATATTAGGCCATGCAATATCATAACCACCTGATAATGTGCTTAATTGTGTATCAAGTGCGGCTTGCATATCATTAAAAAACGTACTCATGGTCTTTTAGCCTTTGCTTCAGTAATAGCTTGTGCATATTCTTGTAAGACTGTGCGAACTATGCCATTAGGTGCCTGTGTACTATGGCCAAATTCTAATTCCATTGCATAAGGCAAACTATTAGCCATGAAGAACACATTACCAGCTTCAAGGTCATCTACTTTCATTTTTAATCGTGTCATTGCTTCCATACCTGATGGGTCTGTTCCAGTTTGTCTGCTTGCATCTAATGTATTTATGCTTGACACCCAATTCATTCTAAATCTACCACCAACATAATTCTTTGGCGGTTTACCTGTTTTCTGGAATGATTTCCATAATCTGTAATTACCAACAGGACTGCGTTGTATAATTTTACTACCCATTGATAATATAGTGCCTTTTACTATTTCTTCTGACTCCACAACTAATCGTTCTACAATCATTTCGAAATCTTTTTTTGTAGTGCCTTTTTTTGCCTTGCCTTTGCTTTTACGTGCCATTACTTCCGTACCTGCAAGTTAGCCGCAACGACATCACTGCCATTTGGTCTTATCTCATTAACTCTAATAACTTTAAATATGTCAGAGCCGATTACAACAGTATCATTTATTTCGTAGGTATAACCTTCAGCCAACATACGTCTATCGCCCTGTAGCACTGTTTCAGAGCTTCTATCAGCGTCACTATAGTCAAACACACAAGCATACTTCTTATATGTTGCCGTCGTCTGTGCTACTGCACCTGTAGCTGGATTATATGCGCCGTCTGTTGTACGTGTAAACGTAAATTCATCACCAAATCTAGTAATTAGTGCTTCTGCTGACTTAGTGATTGGCGAATAATTATATGCCATGTTTATGCACGCATGACTGTGTTAGGTGATTGTACTAACTTTCTCAAAGCTCTTGTTAATGCAGG